AGAAATTTTATTATTGACCGGTCCATTTTTAATTCCTGCAGCGCCCTCACCTATACCAGATCCGGCAAACATGGGTCAAAAAGTCAAAGTCTCAACCGCGGAATCTGGAAAAGCAGCGTTAAAATCAGCAATCCAGAGCTCTTTTTCTTCAAAAGATCCTGTAATGTCGCTTATAACTGCCGGTATTATGGCTTATATCCCCGCTTCTTTTACTTCTTTTTCTAGTTCAATAGGAAACTCTGCGGTTGGTGCTACAGCTCCAACAGTGCCGCCTATATTTGCCCCTGTAACTGCGGCGGGTCTGGCTGGTGGAGAAGAAGCGGACATAGTTGATATTATGGCTACAATAATACATGCAAGTTTTAAGGCTGCTGTTTTTAACGGAGTTGGAACAACGGTCGCAGGAGGCGTCGGGCCTGTGGTTGCGCAAATGTTATTGTAGATGTTTTAACCTAAAAATTTGCTATGGTATAATTATAAGAAGAGGAAGGTTATGGCATCAAGACAAGACAGAAAAGAATATAGCTTCAAAAGCGTCGGATCAAAAAACGAAGCGGTTGTTAGCCAGAGGTATAATCCAAATCCAACTCCTGTTGGAATAGCTACTCCAATGCAATTGGGGAACAAGACTAATATTTTTAAGATGCACTATAGTCTTGAAGACACTATAAAAGATAACCTTAGAAATCTTATCCTCACAAACCATGGAGAAAGATTAGGCAGATTTGACTTCGGCGCAAATTTAATGCCACTTGTACTTGAGCTTGGTAGCGAAGACTTGGACAATGAAGCAATGCTAAGAATTAAGACGGCTGTAACAAAGTATTTGCCATTTGTTAACCTAATTGGTTTTGCAACAGAAGTTGATAGATTCGATAATAAAGAGGTCGCAAAAGTTGACTTGTTTCTTACTTATACCATACCTCGATTGGGCATGAAACAACACGGTTTAAAAGTGACATTGTATACGGCAGGATAAAAAATGGCTAACAATAAGAAAAATATTAAAAAAGAAATTTCAAGAACTTTTATAGCAAAAGATTTTGACGCTCTAAGGCTTGACTTACAGAAATTTGCTAGAACATATTATCCAGATAATATGCAGGATTTTAGTGAAGCTTCTCTAGGGGGGCTTTTAATAGATTTGGCTGCCTATGTTGGCGACACAATGTCTTTTTATACAGATCATCAGTTTAGAGAACTTGATCCAATATCTGCTGTCGAAACTCAAAACATTGAGAGAATGGCGCAAAATGCAGGAATTAAAATTGGCGGAGCAGCACCTGCGGTTGCAGAAGTTAGTTTTTATGTTAGGGTTCCTGCCATAGAAGAAGACGGTATTTTAAAACCACAGACCAACGCTTTGCCTATCATTAAATCTGGAACAACTTTAGGGTCGACAATTGGTGTTAAGTTTTTCTTGATAGAGGACTTAGATTTTAGTTTAACAGATTCAGTCGGAAATTTAGTCGCTAAAAGAGTACGGGTGAAAAGAAGATCTGGAGCAGATCACTTTGTTTTGATTTTAAAAGGCACTTGTGTATCAGGTACAATCGCGACAGAAACATTTACGCTTAGTAATTCTTTTGTGCCTTTTAGAAGCCTTTCACTAAAAAATCCCGATGTCAGTACTATATTAGAGGTTACCGATACAGACGGTAATGAATATTTTGAAGTTGAAAACCTTTCACAAGACACTGTTTTTAGATCATTTCAAAACAATAACAGAACTGATGATGGTGTCGAATCAAATCTGTCTGTTGTTCCTGCACCCTTTAGGTTTACCACTACTACAGACATTAGAACAAGGACAACACGTATACAATTTGGTTCTGGAAGATCAGACAGCATTACGGACGACGGTGTACCAGATCCTAGCGATTTATCTTTGCCTCTTTTTGGCAAGAAAACAATGTCAAGATTTAGCCTAGATCCTTCAGCTTTACTTGATACTAAGACACTTGGTATATCTCCACAGAATACTACACTTAATGTAACTTATAGACACGGTGGCGGAGCGTCACATAACGTTGCGCCAAAATCAATAGCTACTGTAGAGACCTTAAACATAGAATTTAAAGATAGTTTATCTGGAGCGGCGGCCGTGGACGTAAGAGCTTCGGTTGAAGTAGAAAACGAAGCTCCTGCAGCCGGAGGAGCAAACCGATTAGGCGCAGAAGAAATAAGGCAACTGATACCGACAGCAAGAAACCTACAGTCTCGTGTTGTAACAAGAGAAGATTTATTGGCAAGGCTTTACCTTCTGCCAAACGAATACGGAAGAGTTTTTAGGGCTGGAATTGTTGCAAATCCTCAAAACCCATTAGCTAGCATACTTTATATTGTTTCAAAAGATTCAGCTGGACGGCTTAGTCAGTCTCCCGATGTGCTAAAAAAGAACATATCAAGGTATTTAAACGAATTTAGGATGATTAGTGATGCGATTGATATACTTGATGCAATGGTCTTAAATTTTAGAGTAAACGTTTCTATTGTTACCGCTCCAAACACGAATAAGTTGCAAGTAACAAAAAGAGTTATTTCTGCAATAAAACAAATTCTTAGACTGGAAAAAATGGAAATTGGTAAACCTATTGTAGAGTCAGACCTAATATTCGCCATTATTAATGTTCCAGGTGTTCTATCTTTAGTTGAGCTAAAACTAACAAGCGTCTATGGAACAATAGCAAAAAGAACTTACTCAGAAAATCAGTTTGATTTTGAAGCAGCAAAGAACAATGGAATATTTTTCCCTCCTGCGGGCAGTATTTTTGAACTGCGTTTTCCAAATGATGACATTCTAGTGACTGTAAGATAGGAGTATAATATGTATATGGAATTTACAGCAAGTAAAGATACTTACATCACAAACAAAATAATTACACCTTCGGTACGAGCCATTGATGCAAATGTAGGTCACGCAACGACAATTGATCTTTTTAAGCTTTACACTGAAACTCTTTTTACCGGTGAATCAAACCCAATTGAGTTATCTAGAGGTTTAATCTTTTTTGAGCTAGCCGACATTTCTTCTTCGCTTAGTGGTAAGACTGATTTTTCTCATTCATCTTTTAAGACAGTATTAAAATTACACGACGTTCAAGGAAATCAAGTCGCACCAAATGATTTTAATTTAGCTGTCTTTGCACTGTCTCAGAGTTTTGATGAAGGTAAGGGAAGAGACATTTCTAGTTTTAGTTTTCTTGATCGCACAAATTGGGTAACAGCATCTTTAACAACTGCCGGCAATATACCTTGGAATTCAACAGGTGCATTTTCTTCTGGGACACTAGGTGCAAACAATATTGATATAATAGAAGACGGTGTTATTGGCGGAACTTCAACATATCTCGTTAAATCTCAAAGATTTTCTTCCCCAAGTCAAAACCTAGAGATAGACGTTACTAATATAGTTTCGGCCAGTATGACAGGCATACTTCCAAACCACGGTTTTTTAATTGCATATTCTGGATCTCAGGAGCATGATCACGAAACTAGGTTTGTAAAAAGATTTGCTTCTAGGCATACTAGAAACCCATACATTCGACCTAAGCTAATCGTTGAATATGACGATTCAAAAGTAGATAATAATCAGAATTTTGAGTTTAATGTAACCGGTTCTTTGTTTCTAGAAAACTTTTCCCGTGGTGCTATTGCAAATATACTTTCTGGTTCTGCAAACACCGAAGTAAAGGGAAACAACTGCATCTTATTAAAGCTTCACACTGGTAGTTATGAAAAGTATCTTACTGGATCTCAAAGCACTATTTCTGGAGTGTCTCAAACAGGTCAGTATCTTGCAACCTTTGCTATTGACAGATACTTATCAGCTTCTGTAACAACCGAAGAAACGCTTGGTGATTTTATTGCCGCTTCTGGTTCTGTTGTTTTTGGGCAAGAGTGGCTTAGTCTTGACGAAAATATTAGCTACTTCACAGGAAGCCTAAAAATCAGTGCTCAAAACCGAACCCATGGCACAAACGCAAAGAAGTTTAGGTTTGCGTTAACTAATTTACGGCAGAAATACAAGCCTAGTGATCGTCCTCGTTTAGAGGTGTTTATTACCGATATGATGGCTGAAAGAAAAAGTGTTAGGATACCTATTCAAGCACAAAGTGAATTGGTGACAAACTTATTTTATCAAATAAGAGATGCTTATAATGGCAAAATACTAACTCCGTTTACTAGAACAAATAACATTACACGTGTTTCAAACGATAAGCTAGGCATGTATTTTATCCCGTCTTTAAGTCATTTACCAAAGGGAAGATCTTACACGGTTGACTTTATGACCGTTATAAACGGCATAGAAACACAGTATATAGAAAACGGCGTATTCCGGATTGAATAATGAGTAATATATTTAAACCAGCACTAAAAAGACAGTTGAGTTATCCTGGCTACACTTTTAAACAGGTTTCCCAGAACATGTTGACTTCATCTGCTCCGGTTAATCCAGAAATATGGAGAAATGATCCTTATGGTACTGGTTTAAAGTCTACACAGCAGGTTGACCTTGATTGGAGTGACTTTACTGCTCATACGTTTTTCAACAGTGCAGAAAGTAAAGTCAACGTTGCTTTTGAAAGAATAATAAACCAGTATCCATTCGATGGTTCAAAAACAGAATTAATTGCATTCAAGGATTCTTTGAGCGGTTACGAAAATTATATTTTTGATGCAATGCCAAAATTTCTTGGAGACCTAAAGTTTACAAAAGCTTCAAATCAAAGATTGACAGCACAGGACAAAACGGGTTATTTGTTTCCTGAGATTTCTAGAAATAATCTTGGGGAACGTGCTGTAGGTAAGACTGCTGCTGTTGGTGAATTTACAATTGAATTTTGGCTGTACGCATCATCTTCGGTTGCTTATGATAATCAGGTAATTTTTCAAAAACTAAATGAAGATAAAAATCATGGTATCTCTATTTTTACAGGCGCAAGTCTTTCTGGTAATGCAAATTTACCTGTCATCTTTGGCATCAGCTCTGGAAGCAACTTTTTAAGTGCATCTTTTGATGTTCCCAAAGGAGATTACCGACACCTAGCTTTTGTTTACGATAAAGAGGATGTTAATGGTATTAAGATTTTCGAAAATTCTGTGCTTGTGGCATCCTCCTCTGCTTCTGAAATATCTCAGCTAGATTTTATGAACTCTGATATTATTATTGGATCTGGTTCTTCACAGAGTTTTGATGAAACGTCATTCGTTCCTTTACAGACGCTAGATGCAAATATCGATGAATTTAGATTCTGGAAGGTTGCTAGAGAACAAGGTCTAATCAATGAGTTTTTTAGAGACAACGTGTTTCAAAATGATGATCTTGCAATGTATTACAGGTTTAATGAACCAACGGGGTCATATACAAGTAAAGCAATAGTTTTAGATCATTCCGGAAACGGCCTGCATGGCCAAATTGCAAATTACGCAGACACAATGCGTGGATCAAAAGAGCAATTTCATCTGCCTGTTACACATGAAAGAGTAAGCAATTCACCTGTATTGTTTCCAGATTACCCTACCCTTGTTAATCTTAACAGCGATCTTTTGACTTCTGGCAGTAGGTATGATAGCAACAACCCAAATCTAATTACCAAGCTTATACCTGCACACTATTTCTTAGAGGCCCAGGCTGAAGAGGGTTCTGACGAAATGTTTGGTGATCTGTCGTCAAATTATTCAAACTACGCCGACGGAGCGTTTCCTGGTAACGGTAAAATACCCACAGCGCAAGTACTTAGTTCTTTCTTATTTATTTGGGCATCGTTTTTTGACGAGATTAAAGTCTATATTGATTCTTTCTCAAAATTGCACGATGTTAGTCACACAGAAATAGATTCTATACCAGCACAGTTTTTACAGAAGCTAGGTCGTAAGTACGGTATTGAGTTACCCAATGCTTTTGCTAGTGTTTCTGTCGATCAGTTCTTTGAAGGCAAAAACGTAAATACTTCTTCTGCCTATGGTGGATTAACGCTGAAAAAAGTACAAGAATTATTGTGGCGCCGTCTGCTTAAAGAGATGCCGACAATCAACAGAATGAAGGGTACTGTACAATCTGTAAAAAGTTTAATGTTATCGCTTGGTGTTAATCCTGATACTTCTTTCAGGATCCGAGAATACGGAGGTCCAAAAACAAAAAGACTGACTACTAACAAAAAATTAGTCAATTCGTTTTTTAATGCAATGGACTTTTCAAAAGGTGTACCTTATCTTTCATCATCCCACTTGGTTGGATTCCGTCACGAACCTGGCGCCCCGTTTGGAGCTCCAACACCAGAAGTAATTCTTATTGATCAAATGGGTGCAGAAAGTTCAACGATAAAAGTTGCAACTCCTGCATCTGGCCCAGTATTCACTGCATTCACTTCTGCTAGTTGGTCTTGGGAAGGTCAGTATCAGATGAAAAAGAATACTGTAAACACTAAGCAGTCTTTGTTTCGTATTGAGGTGTCTGGATCTGTAACTCCCGATAGTGGTCCGGCAGAAACTTCAATTGCTGTAAATTTAATGGCATCTTCCGGATCTGTTAGAAACGGTACAACTGATAATTTAACTTTTGCTTTTGCTCCAAATGCTTCGACTTATCTTGCGTTAACCGGTAGCTCTATCACTATTTTTGATGGTGACCCTTGGTACGTAAACTTAAATCATGTTGCTGGACCGGTGCAGTCTGAATTTATTATACGTGCTTATAAAACAAACGGTGAAGACGTTCTATCTAAGCATGAATTCTCTGGATCATACTATAATACAACTGAGGCCACTAATCGTCTCGTAAATGTATCAGGGTTTAATAGGCAGCTTTTTGCAGTTGGGCACAATGCAGGATATCATAATGAACTTCTAAACGCAAGAGGCGATAATACAACTGCTTTTGATGGAAAATTAGGCAGTATTCGTTTTTGGACAAAAGCATTAGAGGAAAACGAATCAAGGGAGCATGCACTCAATCCATTTTCGGTAGGAGTAAATAAGCCTTTAGTAAACTATAATTTCTTTTCAGCTAATGGTGTACCAATCCACCGTGTCGGCGATCAAATAACAGTTGAAAGGTTTCCGCTTGGGTCTTGGGAAAGACTACGATTATCTAGTGAATTCTATCAACAGGTATCTAGTTCAAATAGTGATGGTACATTTGAGATAGTAGACACTTCTCAAAATGGCGGCATTAAAGCAAGGAATATCACCGCGGCAACTCCTGTACTAAGTCCGATTCTAAAAATGTTTTCACAAATCGATCCAAATTACGATATTACGATCAATGCAAATAAAGTTCGTGTTAGGTCTCTGCTAGATGTAAACGAGGCGAAAAGAGAAGGCGCTGAGTCTGGAAACTTACATGAATTAGACCCGAGAGAGCCGGTTACAGACGATAGACGTTTCAGCGTTGAAGCATCAATCGTTCAGGCACTAAACGATGACATCGTTAATATACTTGCTGATAACCAATACATTAACGATGCGATGGGCACTCCTGAAATGATGTTTTCTGTAAATTATCCAGCCCTGGACACTTTAGCCGATAAATACTTTAATCGACTTACAGATAAAATCAATACTAGCGAATATCTTAAGTTTTTTAAGTGGTTTGACAACAATTTTGGTCAGCTTATTGAAAAAATGATGCCAAGAACAACTGAATTTCTAGGCATTAATTTTGTTATTGAATCCCATATATTGGAAAGACATAGATTTGAATATAAACAGGCTGATGTACATATCGATCTAAAATCTCGTTTAGCAGCAAGAATAGATCCAGTACTTGAGGCAAAAATACTTAACGAGAAAACATAATGTCAGATACGTATAGACTTTCAAAAGCAGACCGTATTCTTTCTGGCTCGCACCACACGCGTAGATCAGCGGAAAAGATAGCTCAGGTCTTTATTCAGGGCACGGAAATAAATCAAATTGGGCTAATGCGATCAGGCCTTCCAATTTTAGGTCGTAATCCTAGATATAAAATAGTTGACATATCGCTGACTGGGTCTTTGAGCGATAACAACAGCTTCCTTGATGTCGAATCATCTAGCGATGCTGGTCTTGGACAAGACGTTTCGACAGTAAACGGTATACCTGTCGCAAACGTAAAGTTTCCTGATGGCCGAATTAAGCAGGAGATATCGTTCGCGATTGGAAGTGAGGACTTTGGATATGGAAAAGAATATGTCGACTCTGTTCCATTCTTTGACCTTGCAAAATACGACGCAGTCGACTATGTTAATAATGAAGGACCAGTTGGGATGTTCCCTATCGTAGGTTCATACGTATCTTACGATGAAAAATTAAGTTTTAATGGCATAGTTGAACCCTTTGAAATCAGAAGAAGAGCACTTGGCCTAAATATTTTCCTGGAAGAAGAAAGCCAACCTGGTTCTGTTACTGGTTTTAATGATCCTGTAATTACAGCGAATAGTTACGATTCACGTGAAAACGGTCTGCGATCAGAATTTTATGAAGACGTGCAATCTAAAGGCTTTTCAAGATTTGGGGAAGAACTCGACAAGGCACAAGCTTTGCTCGAGGGTGAGTTTGTCTCAGATTTCACCTCACCGCAACACCCGTTTGTAGAACGAGACAATGCCGATTTACTAATTAGCGATCCCGAAATAGAATCAATACAGTTAGGCATGGATCCAACTTTAGATGAGGGCATTTTGCCTGTAACCCACGTTGATATGACGGTAGGTTTTGATGCAGAATCAAGAGATCGAATCAACTCAATTGTCTTTAGAGGGATGACACGGAGATAAAATGGCAATTTTTAAAGACAAGACAGGTAGAGGCGAAGTTAATTACACGAAGCGCATACAGTCTGATGACGGTACTAACTTAAATATCAGTGCTTTCGGTGACAATTGCGCTCCTCACGGCGTACCAGGACAGTCTGCATCAGACGTTGTATTTCAGTTGCGTGGTAATTCCAATGGTGTTGAAGACATCT